ACTTTAGTCTCCAAATCATCAACTGAACTAATAAATGACTTCATTAGCTTAACAGTTTGAGTATCTGTAGCAAAAGTTTGCATTACACTAACACATTGAAAAGCGGCCTCTTTAAATTTGTCAAAATTTTCAAGAGCCTTGTCTCTGAATCGTCTAATGACTGCTCTAGCCTTCATGACATCTTCTTCTGACATATCTGGATTATCTTTAAAAGGAGTCTTCATGATATTAAGATGATCAGAAGCTTGTTGTAATAGCTTCTCAGTTGCCTTAAAATAACTCAAAGCTTTCTCTGCCTGCTGCTTTTCGCTATCAGACACATTGTAGCTCATTTGTACAGAATAAGACTTTTTAATCATTTAGTGACCTATTTCAGAGAAGAAACCGTTGTAGTTTTCCATTGGGCCGAAACCACGTTGACCCGAATCATTATCAAATTCTCCAACATTTGGAATCGCACTACCCTTATCAGGATCATACTCAAATAATGATGTATCCGGATAATTTTGTCGAGTAGGAGATTGATCTAATGTGTAGCCCCATAGAGCATCCATTGGATTCTGGCGGGTATGATCCAAGTCAGGAGCAAAAGAACCTTGATGCATTTCATCGAAGTAGTTGTCTCGATTGTCTCCCGTATATTCTCTTTCGATGGAAACTATATCAGCACTATTTTGGTCTTTGGCTGGTTTGCTTGCACGAATCAACTTTTCAAACAATTCAGTCACTTGAGGAGGAATACCCACACCAAAGCCTAGTGACTTAGCCTCTTCAATAGCCTTTTCTGGATCCATCTTTAGAAACTTACATTTAACTAGAGCTGATGCTAAACCAGTGCGATCTTTTCCTTCATGACAATGAACGAAAGTTGGCCCATCTTTTAAGAATAGGTGTCCTAAATCTTTTGATAGAAAGCGTAATAGACCTTCTCTATCACCACCAATATATTGTTTAATGTGTTTGATACCTAGCAGTTTGCAAGCGCGATCAATTTTCTCACCAGTTGGTTTATCCAAACTAACAATCTTTTTGATGCCCATGTTGTCTTTTAACCATTGGACATCTTGAATTGATGGTGCGGAACCACGATACATTTTACCAGGGACTACTTCTAAAAATCTTTTCATCATAGGCTCCTCACTAAACTATTGAGGACTTCTCTGACGTATCTAGCATCTTGGTTAAATAAAACATGTTTAACGAAGGTAATGGCCTGACCATAAGCTGCTGCTTGTGGCAAATTCTTGGAAGATATTTCTGATTCATTCAACATAGAAAACTTCTGTTTGAGAACTTCCGTAGCGTGCTGTCTTTTCTCTGTAGGAATGCGATTTAGAATGAATTTTACAATATCTGATAGATATCTGCCTACAGCCTCTGCATTGCCCAATTCAGCTACAGCCGCACTCTTAACCATGTCTTTGTCGAGTTTAACTTTGTGCATCTTGCTGAATCTTACCATTGCATTCTGTAAAGCAATTCTGTCTGGATCGTGTTTGTCGTTTTTAACTGCTTTGTCAAAATATAGTTTGAATAACTTCAAAAAGTCTTTAACTTGTTTTGGAGTTCCCTTTTGACGTAGCTTTCTCATAATAGCAGAATAAGCAAACTCATCAATTCCAGTCAAATCAATAACTGGAGAATCATTCGCTTTCGATTTGTCATGATGTTTGAAATATTCCACCTGACGAAGACGCTTTACTGCTTCTCCCTTCGTTTCAGAAGTGCCTAGATTTTTACCCTTTTCTGAGAGTACACGATACTTACCGCCTGGTAATTTGCGAATTCTCGCAAACTTGGTCAGACTCTGTTGGCACTCATTTTCGTAAGTGCTTGCCAGTTGTAGTAAGTCATCAGTGTTTTTCATTTCTTCTTAGGTTCTGGTAGAGGGGCCGGTTGATCAATAAAAGCGGCCTTAACATCCAAAGTTTCTTTGCTGCGTAACATCATGTCTTCTATGATGCCCTTACCGTCAACTTCATTAAGGGCTCTAATGGCTCTTTCATTGACAAAAACCATATTACCCAATTGTAAATGACGGGAAGTTGGATTGACGAAAGCACAATTCATAATTAAACATTCGCGATAGGCCGCTATCACTTTTCCACAAAAAACAGCAGGATAAGTCGTAGATACCTGTTCAGTGCTGACATCTTCATAAGCGTCACCAACATATACTTCGATGAACTTATTATGAAATAATTCAGCTATGAATTCGGCAAAGGTTTTTCCGGAACCCTTAACATGTTCTATCATGTCTGTTATTTGTTTCTCAGATACCATTGCGTTTCCTTAGATGAATTTAAGTAGGAACTTCCTATAGTTGGTGCCAGCAGTTTTGAAGCTAATTGGTTGATAAGATGACTTCTTATTCATAATACAGTTAGTAGTAATTTTAATTCCACCAATTTTAGAAGTGGCATCTTTAAATGTTTCGGCCACGGCCTCTGCCATTTGTTTGACTGCCTCAAAACATTCCTTTTCAGGGCCAGGAATTGAACATTCAATTTCAACCAGGTGTCCATCCGTGTGTGTGTATGCGGTAGATAACAAATCTTCATCCAAAGCAGTGCAAAGCACACGGCCAAATTCTACAGCACTAATATGGTCAGGGGCTGCAACCTGGATTAGAATATCATTATTTGGTAAGTTCTTTTTGTACAATCTCTTTAATGAGGAACTTGAAGCACCAGAAACAAATCCTAAATACTTGTCCAAAATCGAATCAAAACCGCCAGAACCAGCAGGTGCCACTGTTTGTTGTTGAGCAACCATAGTAGATGGTTTCTGACTTGGTGCATAACCAGTTCTGCGTGTCATGTCAGCAACGGCTTGTTGGTAAATAGGGTTTTTTCTAGTTGTTTCTGCTTGTTTGATCATATCGCCATAAGTGATGTATCCCTTTTTATCACGATCAAAAAGAGGATTAGTTATGTAGGCTTTTCTTTCAAAATTGGGATCTATTTTGAATCCTATATCGTAATACTTCTTACTCCACTCTTTCTGAGTCTTAGGATCTATAACAGTTTCTGGATGCGATTCCAGGATGCGAGTACTTGGGTCACCTTTGATAACGCCAGGCAGTTTGAGAGCGACCGGCCAAAAATTACCAGTGTAATAAAGACCAGCAGATGTGAATGGACGACCACCCATGACTCCCTTTTTCTCTTGGATAAACTTTTTGACCCAATCTAATTGTTCTTCACCAGTTAGTTGTGTAAAGTCTCTCCAAGTACCTTGATAGCCAAGGCCCTTTAGAGTATCCGGCATAAAGCCGATAAGCCCAGCTCCCTTGTACTTTTCCTCATAGGCAGACGGATTCAAGCCAGACTCCGAGGTCATGACAGCTAGAAGATCTTCTGGCTTCATTCCTAGTTCGGATGATATTTGAACCAACTTCGGATAGAAATTAGGTCCAAGGTTGGCTTTACCTCTGACTGGCATTTTATCCCCTTATTTGTTTGACGAGAGTGAACAATCTGATAGCGGTTTCTGGATCTTCACCCTGAATGGATGAAGCGTACTTAGAGATGAAGCCGGCCAAGATACGCGGATCTTCTTGACTCATCGCTTCCAATGAATTTAGGAATTGTTGGTGAGCGACTCTTGCTTTGGTACCTTCTGGAATCTTTGCAAGCTCTGAGCCCGCTGGAACTGCCAATGGCTGTCTTTCTGTTATTGGAGCTTCTTCCTCAGTTACAACTGGTATAGCAAATGGCGGTGAGGCACCTGGTGGATTGCCTGGCATGCCTGGAGATGGGGGTGCAGGAGGAGATGGTGGAGATGGTGGGGCAGGAGGCGTTTCACCTAACTCAATTTTTTCAGGAGCGGGTGCGACTTGTGGCTTAGCTTGTTCTTGCTCAACTCTTGTCTTTTCCTTGGCCTCAATCTCATCTCTAATCTTCATCCATGGAAGAACGGCATTTTGATAGAAAGCCTTAAAACCTTTGTCACCAGAGTCAAACTTACTAAATGCTGCTTTGATTTTGTTGGCAGCTTCCATGTAATCGTCTGGTCTACGAATGGCGCGGGCAGTTGCCATTTCCTTCAAAGTAGAAATTACATTTCCCAATAAATTCTCGGCTTCAGTGACTAGTTTAGCGCCACCCTCACGAAGATCTTTTGTTTCCTTTGGATATTTCTTTTCCCAAGCTAGCAAGCCACGGCCACGAGTAGTTAAGAAGTTATGATAGAAGTCCATGATGCCAGCTTCTTTGGTTAGCTGTTCAATGGCTTCCATTCTAGCTCCCTTTTCCATATACTCTCTTAGTTTCTTAACTCTCTCCATGTCCTCTGGTTTCAAACCTTCAAACAAGAATTTGTTATGAATCTTATTGACGTCAACTTTCCATTTGTCGATATCTTTTACGATAGTGTCCATCTTCTTATGGAACATTCCCAAATCTGCAACACCTAACATGTATTCTCGACGATTAAAGTTAGTGCGAGCAGATCTCAAAAGATCCTTAGCTGATTTTTCAATTTCAGGCGCATCAGCGTCTCCAATTTTTTTACCAGTAAGTTCAGAGCGAACTCTGTCGTCTAATGCTTTCAATGCGGCCATGACTCTGTCTAGTTCAGGCTTGAAAATGCCTTCTAGATAAGCACCTGGCATATTGATTACTTCCCTTAACTGGCTGGGAATACTTCGTTTTTGTGCAGCTTTTTGCATATGGAACCCTCGGCTTATGAGCAATTACTAAAAGTATACGTAATTATTCACAACTAGAGGCTTATTCAATAGATTAACTGCGTTATGGACCTGGGGGAGGGCCACCGCCGCCACCACCTCCACCGCCACCTCCTGCTGGAGGGGCTGGGGGAGGACCACCGCCACCTGGTGGTGGAGGTGGAGGAGGAGGTCCACCAAGACCGCCTGGAGGAGGACCGCCTGGTAATCCTAAATCTGGTAGGCCACCTGGAGCACCACCAGGAACTTCACCTGGAAGTGGTTGCTCTGCGGCTTGACCTGGCGCCACTTTTGGTTCTGGAATTTCATCTTCATCATCCAAGGCACGTAGTGAGTTAAGATCCATGGCATCCAAAGCTGCTGCTTCTTTCTTGGAAATGGCATTTTGAATGGTTTCCTTACGCATCTTTCTGACTTCGTCTTCGAATTCCAAACCCAAAGAACGATATAAGGTGTGCAAAGAGACTCTCTTCTGATCAGCAGTTCCCTGTGACAGAGTAGTCAAGGTGTTGATGTAATCACCTGCATCAAACAAACTCATGTGGTTCCAATCGATTTCTGGAACGATGAGTTGCTTCTCACCACCCGAGTAATCGTAGAATCCTTGAATCTTGGAGATTGGAGCAAAGATTTTGTTCTTAAGCCAAGTAGACATCATGTTACGGAATGACATGTAACGTTGTCTCAAAACATCAAGAGCAACACCACCGTTTGCATACGTGGTATCAGCACCACCATCCATCATAACTGGTGGAACGAACAAACCAATCCAAATTTCTTTAACTAGTTGTGTAATGTCTGGACCGATATCATAGATACCTTGACCCCAACCTACTCTTTCGACAGCAACACCTTCATGGGTGAAGATTTTGAAGTCCTTGTCATATTGAGCTTCTTCGAAAACACTTCTCCAAGCTTCCAAGTCAGCAAAAGTTGGCTTATAGTCAGCCGAACCAATTTTGACCAAGGTAAGTGGGTTAATCATGTTATCAGATTGAGCATACTTAGATTCACGCAATTTATCGAACAACATCAATTGACGGAAAATACAGACTGGCAAACCAGTACCTCTGATTTCATAAGGGCTGATTCTACGAGCCAAATGAGATACATGGAAGTTGTCTAGAGGAATATTTTCACCACGTCTGACTGCGTCAATGATGTGTTGGTTGAGTTG